CAGCACCGCAGAAGATCGCCGACACGATCATCAGCGCGAATGTTCCTATGAACATGGAGCCCCCTAGTGGCAACTGACACGCCCCGCTTGGTCGCAAACATGGAGGTTAAACTCCGCGACCTTGAAAAACAAATGGCGAAGGCGGGCGTGATTGCTGATCAAGGTGTCAAGCGGATCGAACGCAGTTTCGCCGCTGCGAACCCGAAGCTGCCCGCGGCCTTCACCAAGAACCTTTCCGGCATCTTCGCCGGGATCAGCGCCGGTGCAGCGGCGAGCGCCTTCCGCGAGGCTGTCGCGACTCTCGGCGATCTCGCAGACGCCTCACAAAGGCTAGGCGCGTCCACCGACTTCCTGCAGGCGTTCGGCTACGCTGTCCAAATGACAGGCGGCTCTGCTGACGCCGCTGTGTCTGGGCTAGAGAAGTTCGCAAAGGGTCTCAGCGAGGCCGGGGCCGGCACTGGAAAGCTGAAGGAAGTTCTCGACGCAAACAACGTTGCGTTGCGAGACAATGCAGGGAACTTGCTCTCTGTCGAGCAGATGGTCAGTCGCTACGCGGATCTCATCCGCAATGCGCGCTCACCACAAGATGCGTTGAACTTGGCCGTTATCGCCTTCGGCCGCTCGGCCGGGCCCGACATGGTGAACGCCCTTCGCGACGGCGCGGAGGGATTGCAGCGGATGAGCCGAGAGGCCGAAGACGCTGGCATCATCATAAAACGGGACATCATCGATAAGGGTGCCGAGCTCGATGATACGTTCACGAGACTAGGCAAAATCGCTGATGCTTGGGTCAAGTCGCTCGCGGTTTCCCTAGCCAACGATCTTATGCCGGCGCTTCCGGTTCTGGAGAAGCTGCTCGGCTACATGCAAGCGATCAACGCCTTCGCGGAGAACCCCTTCAAACTCGGCCAAGGTCTTCGCCAATTGATCGAAGGCCAAGCGCCGACGAAAATTGGAGAGATCGGGCTTCAGGGCGGCTCGGGAACGAAGCTCGGCGATGCTTCGGACTTCTACGATGCTCTCGGCTTCCCGGAACCGCTGCGCGTCAACATTACAAAGCCCACTGTCATGCCGCGTCCAGGCGGCGGTGGCGGTCGTCGCCGGGGCGGCGGTGGCGGAGGAAGGCGCGACAATTCCAAGGAGGTCATCGCCGACCTGCAGCTCGAACTGGAGAAGGTCCAAGCGGTCGGTGCGGCCCGCGACGAGATCCTCACCAAAGAGCGCGTTCTTCAGGAGCTTCGCCACGCCAACGTGGATGCGCTTTCGGCGGAAGGGCAGAAGATCGAGGAACTAGTCAAGGCGATTGACGAGGCCGCTCGGGAACAAGAGCGCATAGCACAACTGATGCAGGACTTCCGGTCGGTCGCGGAGTCTGGCGTCGGCTCGCTGGTCGATGATCTCATGAACGGCGTTGACGCGGCCGAGGCTCTGGAGAACAGCCTCAAGAACATGCTGTCAACTATCGCCCAGATCGCCCAGCGTCAGTTGCTGGAGAGCATCTTCGGCGGCGGCGGTGGTGCTGGCCTCGGCGGGTTGTTCTCGGGCATATTCGGCGGCGCCCGCGCAAGCGGCGGCCCCATCTCCGCCGGAAAGGCATATCTCGTCGGTGAGCATGGGCCCGAAATGGTGGTGCCGAAAGGCTCCGGCTATGTCGTCCCGAACCATGCCCTCGGCGGCGGAGGCGGGAGCGGCGTGAACGTCTCCATCAATAATTATGCGGGCGTCGAGGTCTCGCAGCAGACGAGCCGCACGCCGAACGGAACCGACATCAAGGTCGTGATTGAACGTGTCGCCGCCGACAGCACTGTCACGCCCGGGTCGCCGATGAACCGCGCGCTGCGAACGAGCTTCGGAGCCAGGCCGGCCTTGACGAGGCGCTGATGGCGGAGACGTGGCCTATTACCGTTCCATGCGCGCTGATCAATCTGCAGGTCGGCGCGGCAGACGGTCGCCTCAAATCTCAAACCGATACGGGCCCGGGCAAGATGCGCCGGCGCTCCTCGGCCATGCCATACATGATGACGGGGCAACTGGTGCTCACCTACCAACAGCGCCAATTGCTCGCGAACTTCATCGCCACGACGCTCGCCGGCGGCGTCCTCCCTTTCTACTTCCCTTCCCAGATCGGCGGCCCTGACATCCTCGTTCGCTTTGGCGAGAGCCTTCCCGGCTGGACGCGGTTCGGCCCCGGCCGCGTCTCCGTCGACATCGTGCTCGAGGTGCTTCCGTGAGAACCATCTCGGCCACGGCCCGGGCGGCGATGAATGCCGAGGAGACGGGCGAATTCCCGATCGTCCTCCTCAAGATCGATCACCCCGATCTCGGCTCGCCATTCTACCTGTCGAGCGATCCGCTACGGCTCGACGATACGCCGACCTTCGGGACCATCAGCCGCGGCAACACATACCTGTTCGTGCCGTTCTCGCTGGTGCTTCCCGACGACAAGACGGACGCGCCTCCGACAGCGCAGATCACCATCGATAATATTGATCGCTCGTTGATCCCGATCCTTCGCTCGACGACGACGCCGTCCACGGTGACGATGGAAGTGGTTCTCGCCTCGGCGCCGAACATCGTCGAGTTGTCCTTCGCCGACTTCGACCTCGTCGCCGCCGACTACAACGCCGATACGATCACGATCACGCTGGCGCAGAACGCTTTGCAGACTGAGCCTTTCCCCTGCGATGTGATCTCGCCGAGCAATTTCCCGGGCCTGTTTGCCTGATGAATCTCTCGGCCTATGTCGGCCTGCCGTGGAGCGACGGCGGCCGGTCTCACGACGGATATGACTGTTGGGGCTTGGTTCGCCTGGTCCTCGCCGAGCGCCTCGGCATCGAACTCCCCTCCTACTCTGGCGCATACGTCACGGCAGCCGATCGCGAAGCGGTCTCTACGCTCATCAAGGGCGGGATGAGCGATTGGCGTCCCGTCTCTGCCGGATGGGAACGCCCGCTTGACGCCGTCCTCATGACGGAGGCCGGCATCCCCCGCCATATCGGCATCGTCTCATCGCCTGGCTACGTCCTCCACATGCCTCCCGGACGCGACAGCGTCGTCGAGCCCTATCGGTTCGGCCGACTGAAGATGCGCGTCGCCGGCTTCTTCCGCCACGCACAGGTGACATGAACGCGATCGTCTCCCGCGGCATTCAGGGCGAAGTGCTCGACGGCAAGCACGTCGTTCGCGTGTTCGGTGCGCCTCATCCCTTGATGGCGAGGTGCATCGATCGGGAATTCATGCCCGGCCTCACCATCGCCGAGATCCTCGATCAGTCGCTCGCCGACTATCCGTCGAGGCTCCGCGAAACCGTCGTCGTCTACCTGAACGGTGACAAGATCTCACGCGAGGTCTGGCACCGGGTGCGGCCGAAGCCTGGAACGCAGATCGCGTTTCAAGCGGTGCCCGCTGGCGGCATGCGGACGATGCTACTCGCTGCCGTGGCGGTGTTCGCCTTGGTGGCGTCTGGCGGCTTGCTAGGGCCGGCTGGTCTAGGGCTCCTCGGTTCGTCGTTCGCTGCCGGCGGTCTCGGCGCGTCCGCTCTCGCCCTCGGCATCACTGTCGGCGGGACTATGCTGATCAATGCCCTCTTCCCGCTGCAGCCGGTCGAGTCCGATCAGAAAGAACGCTATTCGATCACGGGCGCGAACAATCAGACGACGCCTTATCAGCCGGTGCCTGTCGTCCTCGGCCGCCATCGCGTCTATCCGGTCCAGGCCGCTCGCCCTTACACCGAAATCATCGGCGAGGATCAATACCTCTCCATGTTCCTGATGTGGGGATATGGACCGCTCGACATCAGCAGCGTGAAGATCGGCGAGACGCCGCTTTCGTCGTTCGAAGGCGTCACCGTCGAGCACGATTATGGCGACGGCGATCCGAGCACGGCGCTATTCCCGAATTCCGTCATCGAGGATCAACTCTCTATCGTCCTCGAGCAGGACGAGAACAACGATCGCACCACGGCGAGCGACATCGACGAGATCAGCGTCGACATCTCCTTTCCGAACGGCCTCTATTCGCAGAGCGACGAAGGGCCGAAACAGGCCAAGTCGGAATTCTCAATCTATTACCGGCCCACTGGCGTCGGCTCGTATCAGCTCGCGCAATCGGTCTCGGTTGAGAAGAAGTCTCAGTCTCCCCTTCGCTTCAGCTACAAGATCACGCCGACGGCTCGAGGCCAGTTCGATGTCCGCGTCGTGCGCACCGACAACCCGCGGGACAATGGCTCGGATCGAACCGTCTGGACGGCGCTTCGCGGCCTTCGAAAGCAGGCGCCTGTCGCTTTCTCCAAGCCGATCGCCACGACGGTTCTGCGCATCAAGGCCACGAACCAACTGAGCGGCGTCATCGACTCGCTCAATGGCGTCATAACATCGATGTGCGTCCGCAGCTCCGGCGGCTCTTGGGGAACGACGAGACAGCAGACGAACAACCCGGCCGACCTCGTCAGATGGGTGCTGCAGGGCCCGATGAATGCTCGGCCTGTCGCAAATTCAAAGATCGACCTGACGACGCTTGCGGCATGGGGCCGATATTGCGAGGTCAGAGGCTACAAATATAACGCTGTTGTCACGTCGCCGCGCTCTGTCTGGGAACAGGTCGCCGAAATCTGCTCGGCTGGCCGCGCCGTCCCGATCTTCCGCGACGGGCAATGGTCCGTCGTCTGGGATGACAGCGACGACGATCCCGGCATCGTTCAGCACTTCACGACGCGCAATTCGTCGGGCTTCTCCTCGTCGCGGCAATACAAGCGCACGCCTCACGGCTGGCGCGTTCGCTTCGTCAACGAGCGCAACGAGTGGCAGGACGACGAGCGGCTCGTCTATGACGACGGCTACACGAAGGCCAACGCCACGGAATTCGAGGCGATCGAGTTCCCGGGCGTCACGGATCCCGATCTCATCTGGAAGCATGGTCGCTTCCACATCGCACAGGCTCGGCTGCGTCCGGAGATATACGAGCTCACCGTCGACTGGGAAAACCTGATTTGCCAGCGCGGCGATCGCGTCCGCGTCACCCATGACATTCCTCTATGGGGGCAAGCCGCCGGCCGGGTGAAGTCGGTTGATGGCACGACAGTCGTCGTCGACGAGCTCTGCACCATGGTCGCCGGCCCGTCCTACGGCATCCGCTTCAGGATGGCGGACGGAACGACAGTCACCCGCAACGTGACATCGAACCCGGGAGAGCAGACGAGCCTCGCTCTCACCTCGACGCTCGCCGGAAGCGGTGTGGCGGCCGGCGATCTCTTCATGTTCGGCGAGCGGGATTCCGAGAGCGTCGTGCTCCGCGTCCTTGCGGTAGAGCCGGGCGAGAACATGACGGCGCGCCTGTCGCTTGTCGATGACGCGCCCGGGATCAACCAAGCCGACAAGGGATCCATCCCGGCATTCGACAGCCAGGTCTCGGCGCCGATCGATCCGAGCCGCCTCGCCCCGCACGACGTCCAGGCGATGGAATATCTCTATTCGTCGGGCAGCAACGTTCTATCGGCTGTCACTGTCTCTTGGCAGGTCGAGCGCACCGGCGAGGCAACGGCCTATCAGGTGCAGCGCACCACGCCGGACAGCGCGACGGACTGGATTACCGCAGCGACCGTCCCGGTTCCGCAGACGAGCTATGACATCCTCGGCCTGGCGCCCGGCACCTACAGTTTCAGGGTGCGGGCTCTCTTCGCGAATGGCACCGCCTCGGCATGGGCGACGGCTTCGAACGCGCAAGTCTCAGGCGTCTTCGGCGCGCCGGCCGATATCACCAACTTCTCCATCAATGTTCTGCGCGATACCGCCACCCTGACGTGGGATCCGGTTCGCACGCTCAACTTCAGCCATTACGAACTGCGCCACTCGCCGGAGATGACAGGCGTCACGTGGGGCACCGCGAACATCCTTTTCCCGCGGCTCGCCATGAACGTCGTTCAGGCGCCGTCGATGAGCGGAACATTTCTCGTCAAGGCGGTGACGCTGCAGGGCGTGGCGAGCGCGAACCCGGCCGTCATCACGTCTGACATCTCCGGCATCGAAACGCTCAACGTCATCGCCACGATCGACGAGGATCCGACGTTCGGCGGCGTCAAGGATGGCACCGAAGTCGTCAGCGGCGAGCTGCGCCTCGGCTCCGCGACGTTCATGGATGACTGGACGACGCTTGCGAGCGTCGCGCAGCTCTATGGCGGGACGACCGACCTTACCGAGGGCGGCGACTATTACTGGTCGAATGCATTCGATCTCGGCGTCGCTGGAGTCATGCGGCTTACTCCTCGCTTGGTTGCTCATGGCGAGACGCAAGACAACATGATGGCCGCGTGGGGCTCGCTCTCCGCCATCGAAGCATTGGACGGCGCCGACCCTAGCCAGTGGAGCGTCCGGCACCAGTACCGGAAAACCTTCGACAATCCGGCCGGCTCGCCCGTCTGGTCGGACTGGTCGGACATCATCTTGAGCGATGTGAATGCGCGGGCTCTGCAGTTCCGCACGCGCCTCGAGACGCTCTCCGACCTCGCCGTGGTTCCCGTCGTCGAGGAACTTGGCATGTCGATCGACATGGACGATCGCGTCGAATCCGGAAGCGGCACGTCGCTGAGCGGCAGCACCCTCACGGTGACTTTTTCGCCGGCGTTCAAGGACACGCCGCACGTCGGCGTCACCGGCCTGAACATGGCGACGGGCGACTATTACGTCGTGTCCTCCATCTCGGCGACGGGCTTTGTCGTCCGCTTCTTCAACTCATCGAACGCAGGCGTGGCCAGAAACTTCAACTGGCTGGCCAAAGGCTATGGAAGGGTCACATGAGCCAGGCTGCAATCGGCACCATCAATCCGGCTACGGAAAGCGGCTCGGCCCTCTCGACGCGCCTCAACAATTTCGGCGCTGCAAACAACACGACGCAGTCGGGATCGTCACGGCCAAGCCATGCGGTCGCCGGAACGTTGTGGCTCGACACCACGACGAGCACGGCATGGGCGCTGAAGGTCTATGACGGCACGTCCGATGTTATTGTGGCGTATCTCAACTCGTCGACGCATTTGCTAGCGATGCCGGCCTTCCGGGCTCACAAGAACGCAACTGCTCAGACTGGCATCGCCGACAACACCGCGACGAAAGTCACATTCGGGACGGAAGTCTTCGACGTCGGAAGCTTCTATGACACGACGAACTCGCGCTGGACGCCTCCGGCTGGCCGCTATGTTCTCACGGCGACCATCAGGAACAACGGAACCTCGATCGCAGACGGCGATCCGGTCGCGGTCATGATCTACAAGAACGGTTCTCTCGACTTCGACTTCCGCAGCAAGATGAACGGGACGCAGCCGCAAGGCCATAGCGTCATGACGGTCGTCGAGGCGAACGGCACCGATTATTTCGAGGTCTATTACCTCGTCGACACGACGAGCGGCAGCGCCACACAGATCGACGGCACTGCGGCCCAGACAGTGTTCGCCGGCTACGCCATCTGATGTTCGCCGTCGGCCGCTTCGCCGGGTGGTTCTCCACCGGCGCCGTCATCCCATGGGATGACACGCCTCCGCAGCCGGGCGAAGGCGTCGAGCTTATCCGGATCCCCTTCGATGGCGGTGAGGCGCCGCAAGTCCATGTCGAGGCCGTCGTCAACATCATCGGCGACGCGAACGACATGGCGCCGGTGGTGGCGCTCTTCGTCGATGGCGAATGCGTCGCGGCCGGGACAAACAAGGCGAACAACTCTTTCTTGACGGCGCCTATTCATCTGCAGGCGGTGCAGAACGTCTCCGGCCCGTGCGTCGTCTCCGTCCGCGTCGGCGTGCGCCAGACCAGCGAGAAGGCATGGATCAACGGGAATTCCGGCGGTCGACGCTTCGGCGGTGCAGCGCCGTGCATTCTCACCGTGCAAGCGGTATGGGCCGACGCCGCAGCGGAGCCCGCGCGGGACGTCTACATCCTCGCCGGCCAGTCGAATATGTCGGGGCGCGGCTCGCTCACACAGGTGCCAGCCTATGCCTATCGGGATCGCGTCAAGCTGTTCTCGAATGCCGGCCATCTCGTGCCAGGGCAGGAGCCGACCGACAACGAGGAGGGCGCCGTCTATGCGCCGATCAACGATGCTGGCGCGCCGAAGGCCAGCCTCGGAATGTCGTTCGCCACTCGCCTCGTCGAGCTGCGCGATCGTGACGTCATCCTCGTGCCGTGCGCCAAGGGCGGGACAGCAATAGGCGACTGGTCGAGGAACCTTGCCACCACGACATGCTACGGAGCGATGATCGCTCGAGCCAAGGCCGCGGCGGCGTTCGGCACGATCAAGGGCGTGCTGTTCTATCAGGGCGAGGGCAACACGAGCTCGCAATACCTCTCGCAGCAATGGCCTGGTGCCTTCGCTCAGTTCGTGGCCGACGTCCGCTCTGATCTGTGCATGCCCGACTTGCCGTTCGTGTTCTCCGTCATCGGACCGAACCCGGGCAGCGGCGTCACCCATTGGGACGCTCTGGTCTCTCTCCAGCAGTCCATGACGCTTCCGGCCAATGTCGGCCGGGTCACAGCGAACGACCTAACCGCCCTCGTCGGCGATCCCATGCACATCGACACGCCGTCGCTCGTCACGCTCGGGCGTCGCTTCGCAGAGAAGATCGAGACGCTTCTATGATCGTGACAGAACAGCGGCTCCGTCGCTTCTGCTCTTCCGGCGCGCCAGACATCATTCAGGCCATCGTCGACAATTGGGATGTGGCCGAGGCCGCCGGTATCAACACGCCGCGTCGGATTCAGCACTTCCTCGCGACCATCGCGGTCGAGACGGCCGGCATGACGGACCTCGACGAGAACCTGAACTATCGAGCGAAGAGGCTTGTCGAGGTTTGGCCGAAGCGGTTCCCGACGATCGAGAAGGCGCAGCCCTACGCCAACAATCCCGAGAAGCTTGCGAACTTCGTCTATGCGAACCGTCTTGGAAACGGCAATTCCGCATCCGGCGACGGCTGGCGTTTTCGTGGCGGTGGAATGATCCAGACGACCGGCAGAGAGAACTATCGGGCATGCGGATATGAGGACAATCCCGAAGACCTCCGAGAGCCTGATGGCGGCTTTCTGGCTGCTGTCGATTATTGGACCGATCACGGCCTCAACCGGATTGCCGACTCGAACAATCCGACGGCGGTGCGAAAGGCCGTCAACGGCGGGACGAACGGCCTCGTCGAATACAAAGGCTATCTCGCGAAAGCCCGGTCGATCTTCACGCAAGCGGACCAATCCGCCGCACTCGGCCTCATGTCGCCATCGATAGCCGAGGCGTCGACCGTCCAAGAGATCGAGCAGATTGCCGCGAACCCGGAGGCAGACGCCAAGTCCCTGAAGGCGGCAGGATCCGGCATCGCGCAGATTGCCGACACGGACCGCAAGATCGCCGGCGCTGGTGCTGGCGTGCTTGGCGGCGGCGGCCTCATCGGCTTCGTCCTCGATCGCTACAATGACACCAAGGAATATCTCGCTCCGGTCATCGGGACATTCGAGAAGATCCCCGGATCGGTCTACTTCCTCGTGATCGTCGCCTTGCTCGGCTACATGTGGTGGCGCTCTCGCACCGTGCTCGAGAAGCGCGTCGACATGGAGCGCAAGGGCGAAAGCCTCACCTTGCTGAAGGCCAAAGAGGCACAGGCTCCGCCGGAATGATCCAGGCCGCTTGGGCGCTTGCGCAAGACCTTCTCTTCAATCCGGCGCGTCTGCTCGCGATCCTCGCCATCGTCGCTCTGACGAATGCTCTGACGTTCTGCGAGACGAAGAAGCAGTTGGATCGGCGGAAAGAGATCGCCGAGCTGCGCGGAAAGGTGACGGCGCTTCAGTGGGGCGCCGACGTGATGGTCGCGGCAACGCAGGGCGTGCAAGCCGCGGCCGATCGAGAGATCGCCGCTCGCCACCAAGCCGAAGCAAGAGCTCGCGAAGAGAGCGACGACGCCGACGAATGGGAGAAGCGATACAATGAGGCGAACGACGCACTCGGCAAGGTCAAATGCGAGCCGCTGTCGGTTCAACCCGCATCGCCTGCTCCCGCCATTCGCTGTCCTGATCCTTTCTTCAGCCCTGGCGAGTTGCAGCGCCTCCGGGCCAAATACCCTCCCGCCAAAGCTCGCCCTTCCGGAAGTTCCCGCTGAGGCGCGGCAGCAATGCGCTGTTAGCGAATGGGTGCGAAACCCTCGCAAGCAGGTAGCGATTATTCTAGGCGACCTCGAGACCTGCGAGGCTCGTCGCGAACTCGGAGTGAGTAGCGCAGACGCAATGCGCGACGCAGTGACAGGAGTGAAGAAAGGACAATGACCATGCCAGTGCGCGTCGTGCGCGGCATCGGAAAGCATTTCCCGACTCGCCGTTCCGAATGGATCATGGGCCTCACTCTCACGGGCATCGGCATCTGGGTTCTGACGCATCCGAACGTCTTCGCTTTGCCGCAGCTCTCAATTATGGCGTCGTACATCTCGGAGAGTGGATGGGGCGCGGCCTGCCTTATTGCGGGACTCCTTCGCCTCACCGCTTTGACGGTGAACGGGACGCTCTACGAGATTCAAGAACTTCGGCTGTCTCAAAACCACATTGCGAGAATGTTGGTGGCGTATTCAAAGTTCTCGCCGCATGTGCGGGCCGGGATGGCTCTACTGGGGTGCTTCTTCTGGTTTAGCTGCTTCTTTGGCCTAGTCGCCGCCGGCCTCATGGGCATCCCGATAGGCTGGGGTGTCGTTCTCTATGCGGGATTGTTCCTCCTCGATCTCAGC